TGATTTTAATGAAACATTAACATCGCTGTTTTTAATCTTTTCAGACCAATCCGTATTAATCCATTCTATACGCTTTTTAACACGCTTCTTACGTGCTTTCTCTTTTGCCTTATGGTAACTTTCATTTTTCATAATAAATCGCTTAAACTCTATTATATAAATTATTTACAAAATCCCTGAAGTCATCTCTACCATTGAAATTCTGATCTTCATTGTTTCTAAGAGAAACCTCTAACCTTGATTGTAGTTTTTTAAAATCAATATTTTTTTTACTTTTACACCACATCACAAGACCAGTAATTGTGTGAGCAGGTTTTTTAAATTTTTCTTTAAGCATATTACAAACTATAATAAGTTTATCACTAAAATTTTTATTTGGAAAATTTAGCCTACCAAGTTTGAACGATCTTTTACTATTTGTATATACAGATAATATTAATCCTAAAGGTAGATTTATAAAAACATCAAAATTTAATCTATATAATTCCGAATAATATTGCCAATTAGGATTATCAGTTCCATAATTATACCAAGCCTTTAAATAGTTTTCATCATTCCATTTTTTTTGTGTGTTATTCAGTAAAGAAATATCGTTTATAACTTCTTCCTTAGATGAATACTTTTTTATTTTACACAAAACGCTTTCATTATTATTATAATTATTTTGAACTATTGCCTGAGACAAATGCTGACCATCTATCAAAACCCATTTTTTCTTTTTATCAAAAGAAGAAATGTCACCAATTACAGGATCACGTAAAACACCACACTCAAATATACTTTCTGCCATATTTTTTGTGTGTGTTTTTTTTATTTCCCTATTAAAGGGAATTAAATTTTTATCTTCTAACAAACTTTTTAATTTATTAAAAGAAACTTTTTTAGTTATTATATTCATATTAAATTATTTAATTGTAAAAAAATATATACATATATAAAAAATAATACCAATATAAACAATATTTTATATATATTTTTTTTGAAGTCTAAGAATATGATCGTGGAGTTTAGACCAGTCATCGGATTCTGATTCATCGTAAGACCACTCTATCTCTTTTTTAGTGAGACATTCAAAAGATTGTAATAATGCACGTTTCCTTTCGTTTTCGGATACTTGATGTCTCATTAGCTTAATTTATGTCTCACAGTTAATGATCTTATTAGCAACTAACATTTCAAGTAATTCGTGAAAATCTTTTTTCTGAATAATAACATATTCATTATCATTCATTCTTTTATGATAGATAACTTTATAATCATCTTTGTCTGCTTCCATATCTTTGAATATCTTATGGTATGATGGATTGTTTATACTCGCTTTACATTGAACTGCAAACGGTTTAGTGTTAATTAAATCAATCTTTCTATCGTCCATCATTTTAGATGCGTACCTTGATGTCTCACAACGAGACCAACCAAGTTCTCTAAAATTCAGTCTGATCTTCCTTTCGTAGTCGTGTCCCTTCCTTCTGTTTGTGTTTGACATAAAATATACTTAATACTGCTATCAATCCAATAGCAATAAATTTAATTAATCTTTTTCTTACCATCTCTTTCTACAAATAAAGCATAACCTAAATAACAATAGTTGATCACATCTGCAAACCTTGAATGTATAGGTTCACTCTTTTTTAGGTTAGCGTTTTTAAGGTGAGCATAAATACTTTGTATTTGTTTTTCAAAGAATGTAGCCCACACTTTCATCTCAGATGTTTCTAATCGTTCTGCTGTACTCTTAAAGTTTGCAAGAACGTCTCTATCTTCATTTGTATATTCTGGTCTTTTACTCACCATTATATCAAATGAATAATCATTTAATTGTTTTACTAATTTGTCAAATTCTGTCTGTGTCATAATTTTATCTTTTGTGAATTTGTTATAATATTACATAATTCGGTAAACGCTTCATCTTTACTTTGAAAATCACAGTATATAAAAATTTTTTTCATTTCGTTCTGAATTGTTATTTTTTTTGTTTTAATTGAGTAAGGGTAATCTAAATTATGATTGCAATTAATAATACTAAAATCCTTTTTCAATAATCTTAACATATCTGTCTTTTGTTTTTTATTAAGTTTTTTATAAAAATTTTTAACCCCTTCATCATATTTTTTCATAGTACCTTTTTTAAAATGTCATACTTTACTGGATCAAGTTCTTTGATCTTACTTAAAAAGATCAGTTGTTCTTGTTTAGCTTTTGCCCTTTCATCATCTGTAGAATCAATACCAAGATTACATTCAATCCGTGCCATAGCTTCCATAAGAGCGTCTATCTTTGCTCTTGTTTGTTTGTTAGTATTGTAACTTCCAAACAATTTTCTTTTTTCATGTTGCGATAAGTCATCTGTCGTTGGTGTCATAGAAATTATATTTATAGTTATCTTGCTCTGCTTGTAATTTAATCAAGTGAAAAGATTGCATACCAATTATATGTGGCTCTGTAGGAAAAAAATATTTCCATCCTTTAGACATACCCTTCGGTATGTAATAAAAAAAAGCACATCCAATCTTACCACTATCTTTTTTATAATTTACTACTGCACTATGATCCGATAATGGTATTATAGTATCTATAGTAAATGTTTCTTTAGAGTAATTGCCCTCTCTATCTTTTCTTGAAAACCTTTGGCTCACTACCTCTGCTTGTTGTTTTAATTCTATTGCTATATTTTTATTCATACTATTAAACTACCATCTTCATTTACATCCTCCCAGTTGAAACCTGAAACTTTATTATCTTTTATATAGCAAGACCAAGCATCAAATGCTATACGCCAAGCCAACTTACCCTTATCTATTAAGTCATTTGACAAAGAATATACTGCAACATCAAATGGATATTTGTTTTCTATTGCAATAAATCTAAATGATGAAGGATCGTATCCTAACGCTTCACTATAGAAACACGCTTGGAGGTGATAAGCATAGTTATATATAGCACTTTTAAAAGCGATAGGTGAAGCATCAACGCAAGTTTTAATATCAATGATATGCCTATTCCGTTTTATGCCGTCAGGTCTTACACGAACATCAATGCCGTCTATTGTACCATAATAGCTATATTCTATTTCATCTAATTGATTTAACAACTTACTTGCTAATGTGTTTCTTGACACATTATCAACTATTTGTTCTAAATGTTTTTTTTCTTCATAAGATATAATAATCTTATCGTGATTATCTTCTATCATTTTATTTTTAAACGCTCTGTCTTTTTTTGTTCTAAGGTTTAAGTTTTGTGGCAATGCTATAATTTCTTTTTTTTCAGGTTCAAGTAATGCACTATGAACGGCACTACCAAAGTTCATAGAAGGACTGGATTTAAATTGCTCTTTATTAAGATAGTGATATACTGATTTTTTGTAAATGGTTTTAAGACCACTTGCACTTATGGAATCGTGAGAATGATATACATCGTTACTGTCTTGTTTTTTAATCATTTCTTTTAAACTTGTTTTTTATATAATAAATAGAATATAAAATAATAGGTGAATACAATAGAAAGTTCCAAATGTTTGGATGCCATAATTCACCACAGAAACCAAATAAATGCCTTAAAAATTCTATCATAATAAAAAAGAAGCACCCTCATCCAAACACACATTAAACCAAAATGAAAAAAATCAGGTGCTTCATAAATTAACTAACCAAATGAAAAATAAACTAAAAGCTAAAATGGTAATCCAGTATCGGAATCCGTCTCTGCTTTTTTCTTAATGTTGCTTGGATCATTCCAAACTACATTAACATTTTTTCCAAACTTATCAGGTTGGTCTTTCTTAGATATTCTTAACCTAACAAATTTATTACCTTTATAATCTTCTACAACGTTAGGATTTTGCTTTATCTTATCAAGATTTAAAGTTACGTTGAAGAACTCTCCATACTGACCAGTTACGGTCTTACCACTACCTAAGTAAATTGTTTCACTCATATTATTTATTTTAAAAGTTTATTATTAATACTTTGTGCTACTTTACCGTTAGCACACCAATAACCAAAGTTTGATGCAGTTTTAATTATATCGCCTTCAGTTATATGTTCACAGTTACCACCTGTCTTTAAATTCCAAAAGTCAATAGATGCTTTTAATGATGATTGTCTTATTATTTGATTTTGAGTATCATTCATAATTCACACATTAAGGATTTTATAAAACCGATTCTAACCATTGATTCAAGTTCGCTAACCTTGAACGAACTCGGATCATTAAACTTGTTATGTAAAGTCATAGGCGTTACACCCATCTTTTTAGCTAACTTTAGCTTAGTCATTCCAAGTTCTTTTAGTCTATATTCTAACTGTAATCGTTGTAACATAAAGACTAAATTAATATAAATTATTTTAAAATCCTATTATAATTTTTATTTTTAAATAATTATTTATAGTATTGCTTATTGAAAGTATTTTCGCACCTTTAGTATATATATTAATTATATCTCTTATTTTTTTATTAAATAAAAAATAAGAGATATAATAAATCTATAGATATAATAATATACTTACTAATAGATATACTATTATAATATAATACATTTTTTTTAATTTTTAAAACCCTACTCAAATGGAAAAAGTCACAAAGGAAAAAATAAGAAGTGAGGCGATGGTTTCAATCAAAGTTAAGGAACTAATGACTGATTTTGAAACTGCCGAAGCTACATTTAGGTTTGCCGACATATCAAGCAAACGAAGTAAATATAATAGAGACATAGATGAAGCGTTTTATAACCACGCTAAAAGCTATATAGAAAAGCTATCTAAGCTACTTGTTCTCATAAATGCTGGTGAAATGTATCACTTGCATCATTACAGGCAAATACTACTTCAACATAAGAAAGATATTCATAAGATATATATGAACATAAAAGATATACAATTATGAAGGGTAAACTTCAGATAGTTGATTTTGATGATGTCTTAAAAAGAGACGATGATGCGAAAGAATGTAAGGAGGTTTATGTAAATGATGTTAGAGAAAAATTAGATACGTTCTTTACCGATGGCTATGAACTTGGACAGCCATCTTATTTAGATAAGTTGAATGGTATATTTTCATGGCGTAAAGGATTCTTATATTGTTTTAGTGGTTATCCTCAAAGTGGTAAATCAGAATTTATAAATTACGCTATGCTGTTAAGGGCAAAACATTATAAAGATAGGATAGTAATGTATTCACCTGAAAGCAATACATACGAACTTATTACAAACCTTGCAAGAGCATACATTGGTAAAAATGTAAATCCTGAATTTGATAACGTCTGCACTAAGGATGAATATGATAGTGGTCTTGATTTTATACAAGATCATTTTGTGTTTTTAGAAAACCAAGAAGAACTACCATCTGTCGCTGGACTATTAAATACTTTTGAAAGATTATCTAATAAAGGGTTTGGTTGTTTTGTAATTGATCCAATGAACTGGCTTGTTGAATCAAACGTAGGTGAAACAAATCTTTACAACTATCTAAAAGTATCTCTAACTAATCTTAAAATGTTTGCAAAAAACTTTGATAAGATAGTGTGTTATATAGAACATCCAAAAACACCTTCACCAGTCAAAGGTAAAATACCAAAGGCAACTGCTTTTTCATTAGCAGGTGGTACTATGCACTTT